ATACGTAGGCACGATGCGCTAATTCCCCATTCGGCCTGCGTGGGATAGAACAGTTCCACGGTCCTGCTGTATACTTCCCCTTCTCAATCGTATTCATGGTTGCCTCCTTAACCCTCTCTCGTCTCTTACCGATAAGCCCTAACCCTTGCTACAATGCGATCCGCCATACTCTGCCTATTACTCCACCGCACCACACCCAGCCATACCAATCCCATCAGTACGAGTACCAGCGTCATTGGCTCCGGCGTCACCGCTACCTCCCCAAAGTTGATACTCGCCGTATCAAATCCAACCGTTAAGCGCGGATCTATCGCAATGTGGCTTTGCAACCACACAACCTGAAACTCAGTCTGATCTTTGGTGATCTCCGTTGGCCCACCATCCCATACATACAGCCCGATAGCCCGAAGAACACTCTCAATAGACAGCTCCAGACTACCGTCTAGCCATTGTTTACCCCATGCGGCCGTCTGCGCTTGTATGAGGTTATTGGCTAACTGTACGTCAACACCACCAGCCAGCGGTAGCACACTTTCAGTGTCTAGTTCTGAGGCAATATCAGCTTGTTTTATCGTGTCTCCCCGGCTCTCCGGCGCCAGTATCGCCATGCTAAAAAGGAGCAGTACTAGGCCGACGAACCACACTATTCCCTTAGCTATTTCCTCTGCCCACACTCGCCCACTGACAAGCGGAAACGACGGCTGCGATAGCTGTGCTTGATGATCGAGATACACCTCGGTTAACGCTACTTCTCTTGTGATTCGCATGATGCCTCCTGTAACTTTCCTGTCTTAATCCATTCCGCACACTGGGCACAATAGTACGCTTTGAACGGTTCGCCATTCAGATCTGCAAACACAGGGTAATGCGTACCACGCTCGCCTGTTACCTCAACATCTCCTGCCCACAACTTAGTCTCACATCGCAAGCAGAACACAATAAACGGTCTGCCTGTTACTTGCTCTAGTCGCGCTATGCCGGTACGCATATTCCCTCTTTCCCCCAGTCGTTCGTATAACCGTCTGGCACCTGAATTGCGTATACGAACTCCAGCTTATCCTTCGTGCTAATCATATATTGCCTCCGTGTTTATCGTCCTGACCGGACGTTCCAGCCATTCCCCGCCGCTGGTGCGGTACTACCGAATCTCTTCCCAGCTAATCGGCTCAATATCCTTCATGCCGCACGCTGGACATTCGCCATTACAAGCGCAACTCCAGGTTGCCTCCTAGTGAAAGTATGTCCAACAACTTAAATGCTTCCCATAGGACGCCCCGAGGGACGCCCGAGCGAAACACTTACTTACCAAAGTACGCACGCTGCTGGCAGTAATACCCGTCATTCACTAGCCGTGCGGCCAGACGATCCCATTCCTTAGCTAGTCCGGTATCCTGCCAATTCGTAGCAATGTGGTCGGCCTTCTCACTGCATATCTGACCAATGGTTTCAAGTACAGTCTGAATACCCTTGGCGTCAATCAGACTCTCTAGCGTATCTGCCAGCGTTACGTCATTCACTCCGATTAGCTTGCTCATATTGCCTCCTATTAGTTAAAGTGTACACCACAGTGTATATGGTGTCAAGGGGAAAGTTAAACTAACTAAACCAATGGGTAAAGGTATCCGTTAACAGAATCCTGCAATGCGAGTGCAATCTTGTGAGCATCCGTTTCATCGGAAGGGCAATTCGTATTGATACTCTGCCCATCCTGAAATTCATCATTCAGGTATATGTCAGCACCCCATGTTTCATTAGCCACGCCAAACACAAAATGATACGGTTTCCGTGGAATCCAGATGCACAGAATCCCACCACCCATTTCCTCGATATACGCCTCATTCTCACCTATGGTGTGCAACGCCTCTGTTACATCCTGCAATCTGTTAAGTAGTGTTGTCATACTGCCTCCAATTGGTGCTCTCTACCGTGTACACTACGAGTATTTAGTTTGTATGTCAAGAGAAATCGTACGTAACCCTAAAAATAGTTGTGGAAAACTAATGGGCACTATCCGTCGTGTCACAGCTGACATAAAATAAATTGCCTAAATATGGGCACATATTGACTAAATAATGGCATTGACTGAAAGGGTGTTTCAGAATAGAAGTTAAAACATGGCCCAAACTCTTGAACATGCTGTACTTGTTTCCAAGTGTCGTTATCTATGGACTAGACATTTAACTAAGAACAGGGATATACGGCCAGATATATGTCAAGAATGCGGTATAGCGTGCAAACCTCAAGCGCATCACGAGAATTACAGCGATCCTTATAATGTTCGATGGTTATGCCGCAAGTGTCACGGCAAGGCAGATGCTGCGCTTGGTGTATAGTTTGTCAGCGTGTGCCATAGTCCACCAGTCTAGTCCGATAGTCCGCACAGCTGTAACCCTCAAGCGTAACCCTCCGTTCGCTCGCTGCCCACGCGCTAACCCTCGCGCCCGACCACCTGGCAGCCGGCCGGCAATCGTGCACAATAGGTAGGCATAGTCATCGAGTTGTCAGGAATAGAGAGAGAGGACGGCGGGGACGCGTCTTCCCCCGTGCTGACTTTTATTTTCATTTTTCATTTTCAGGACCAACCTGATTGACATTCTCTATCTGATTACGCTACCGTCTCCGACCCGAGGTGGAACATGCCTATATTCCAAGTGATCTTAATGTTCGTGGTAGTTGGGGGTGATTATGCACTTGACACAGGATTGTGATATCCTGCCGCTGCCGTGACAGGGTGAACATAACGCCTGTGAAAGCCTACGCAAATAGGCTCTCGGTGATCTTTTCGCGCCGAGAGCCACTCTCTTTCCGTGCAGATATAAATGGTATCCCCTTTAATATCAACGACTTTCCTATTCACGAGGCCCTCAGAAAAAGTCTCTGCCTTAACTAAATCTCCTGTTTTCATATAGATGACCTCATCGCGGGCGATGCTATTAATAAATTGACTCAAAGTCAAAAAAAGTCTTGACCATGCGGCAACCTTATGGAATCATGCCGTAATCTAAGCTATTGATTCGTTAGCGATGGAGGTTACTGACATGGCCCTGATAATAACCAAGCGTGTTGCCCCCTATCTCCCCTTTGCAACCTTCCTTGGTTCGCTCGATGTCTTGGCGCAAGGCGTACCCCCGAAACTAGATCGCACACTGTGGCGTCAGTCCGGCCTCGTTCAAGGTCAGATTATGAATGCTTATCGTTTCTTTGGTCTCGTTGACGATGATGACGCATCGACTGAGTATTTAATCAAGATGGCTAAGTACGCAGACCAAAGACCTGGAGTTTTAAAGCAGCTGATCGAAAACCAGTATTCCGATGTTCTCGACCAACATGACTTAACAAAGATGACGTTGAAGATGTTGGAAGATGAGTTTGAAAAGAATTTCGCCGTGACTGGGACAACGAAGCAAAAATCGGTCACATTCTTTTTGAAAGCCGCCAAATTCGCCGACATGCCCCTTTCGAGTTTCCTACAGGCACAATTACGCAATACTAGCGCGAGAAAAAAGCGTGGCCCGAAACAACGAGATCAGCAAAACGGGCAACCTTCCGCGCTGACTGAGGTAGAAATCGTCCCCAATGCGATTCCCACTGGCGCAATTTCGCATAGTGTGAAACTGGCCAGTGGGGGAAAACTAACGGTCATAATTACGGTCAATCCCTTTGCAATGCCTGCCGATGATCGGACATTTGTTTTCTCCATGATTGACATGGTTCAGAGCTACGAAAAGCAGCACTCAGATATTCAGGGAGAGGATTAATGATGTTGTAAAAAGTTGAGGCTCGCAGCCGCGCTAACGGCCCGAGCCTCGGAAAGCGTGTCCCCGTGCGTGTGAACACAAAGGGCGGCTTCGTGTGTATTTTGTGTCGCGGCCCACCATAAGTCAACCGGGGTTTTTCCCCGGCTGTTTCCAATGCGGGTCCGTGGCAGAGCGGTCTATTGCGCCGACTTTATACCTCGGTGGACGTGCAAGCGTCCCGAAGGTCCGAATCCTTCCGGACCCGCCAATATGTTAACATCACGGCATGAAGGTGGAAAAAGATAAATTCGATTCGCTTCTTGGCAAACTCCTCAAGGCCAAGCCTGAGCCTCGCAAAAAGATAAAGACTCAAGGTAGGCGTGGTCCTAAAACTCCGATACTTAGGGTTTCTGTGGGAACAAGTAGTGAGTGACAACGTACAGTAGCCCGACAATATTTAGGGTTGTCGAGCCAATTAAAGCGAGGATTATCGAATTGGCGAGATTGAAACGGGCGATTGCGAAGCCCTGTAAAATTAGAATGCCAAATATTGCAATAACCCAGCCAATTACCAACCTGAATATTTTCTTCGCGAAGTCCGTTCTCAGACTGATCGTTTGTTGATGTTCTTGGAGAACGAGTTTGTTGTGTTCATAGTCAAACCTCGTGATCTCTTCTTCTGTTTGAGGATCGGGCGAGTCCGAAATTTCCGGAAGTACTTGTTCCGAAATGCGGTTGGTAAGACTGAGATCGTTCGGTTCACTCACTTCGATGGTATCAACGATGAAAAGTATTGCTGAATGCGCGCATCTTCAATGTCTGTTCCCATGATCTCTTTGTTTGGAGTCTGGGACCAAGGGCTTTCTGGGAGGTGAGTGAAATTCGACAGTTGGATTGCCGACAGATGTTTGTATTTTTCCCAAACTTCACGAATAATTTTTTTCGCAAGTCCAGAATCTTCCCCGCACAACTCGATCGGAACTAATGAAAGTGTCAATCTACCGGCATTATTGACGACCGAAGTCGTGGTCGCAGGAGCTTGGATTGGACCGTTACCATATTTTTTGAATTCGTGATAAATGGAAGGAACTACCGGGCCAAATCGCCATGCCTCAATATGCTCATCGAGAAGTGGCTTTCCAGTGATTGCCAGATACCAACCATGTGCCAAATAGACGAGCTTCAGAACCTGCATTGGCGACAGAGTTCTACGCTCCTGTTTGGCCAAGTTAATAAATTCGTTGGCGACCGCTTTTGCGCTAAAAGGCATTTGTCACTGTATAGAGCAGGACGCTCTTAGGTGAGAATATAGCATTGCAAATTTTATTGCAACTGCTGATTTCCCGTAAGTTTATGATATGTAAGGACTTTTCCTCTGGTTAGATTCTTAAGCGTAGAATCGAACATCTCTAACTGTATTCCACGACGATTGAACCGATACGAAAACTCATTGCAGTAGCGACCCAAGTGCTTTATCGAAACCTTGTGGAACGTGCCGTAAACGCCCTTTTTGAGTAAAGAGAATGCACTCTCAATTGTGTTGGTGTGATTCACGCCCTGGCCATACGTCCGTATGTGGTCGATCATTCTATGGCCAGCGAAATTGCGCCGTCCGATTATGTCGTAGGTCATAGCCTTGTCGGTTTGCAGGAACGCATCTTGCGAGATGTGCTCACGCATCACAGGCTCAACGAATGCCATTTTCTCATCGGCTACCGGAACTAGGCGCAATCTGCCACCACGCTCAATCATTCCCAGCACCACGTCTGCCTTTTGTTTCTTCGGCTTGGGATTGCCCTTGCGAGGCTTCTTGGGTGAGAGGAACGTAGCATCGGCTTCCACAACGCCAGTTAGCAAGCCGCCGTCCTGCATCGCCTCGCGGATCCTATGCGCCAGATGCCAAGCCGTCCGGTAATTCACGCCTAGATGCCGCTGTAGCTGGCAGGCAGACATGCCTTTCTTCGCTTCGCAGATCATCGCAATGGCCATGAACCATTTGGCGAGCGGTAGATGCGTATCGTTAAAGATCGTCCCGCTAGTGGCGCTGAATTGCTTGCCGCACGCTAGGCATTGAAAGATGCGCGTGCGCTTGTTGTCGCCCTTCTTTTCGCGATTAATCGTGGACACACGGCCAATCTCGCCACAGTGGACGCAAGCAATCTCGCCGTTCGGCCAGCGCATCTTTTCGATATAGTCGAGGCAGTCGTCGTCAGATTTGAATTGGCGTGTGACGTCTATGAGCTTCATGTGTAAGTCCCCAAACGCCAGAGAACCAGAATGATTATGATAATGGCGAGAATCACGAGCCACTTCCTGGTACGCTGCGTCATAGGCGAATACTAGCTCAAAGCAGTATCTGTGTCAAGTGCATAATCACCTTAACTATTGACTCCATGGTAGGTTAGTGCTATATAGGCTACCTATCAATGGCGTACTTCACTTTCAACACAAATATACCGTTACCACGGACGGCGGAGGAGTTACAGGACCGCATCAAGAGCCTGTTCGCTATCCGTACTGAACTCGACCGTGAAATCGAATCGCTTATGGGAGTCAAGGCTGAAGCCGCTAAGCCTTACCACTGCGTTCGTTGTGACTATAAGTGGAAATCGAGACTGGCTCACCGGCCTAAGATGTGTCCGCGGTGCCGGATCAAGAAGTTCGATCGTCCACCACTCTATACGTATGAGGAGAAGATTGCACGCAAACAGGAACAACTCACTCGAGATAGGGCGATAGAAGAATTGCCCAAGGAAGTTCCTATCGTAATCCCTGCACCGATGCCTCACTCAGTTCTTACCCGTCAGGTCTATGTAGAGAGTGCCGTACCGAGAGTCTCTGTAGAAGCTGACAGTATCCAGAATGTTATGCTCACCCCACCTCCAGAGCCTGATAGGCCGCTATCTCTACGGGAACGGCTTGCACAAATGCAATCGCAACCAATACCTGAGCCAACTCCAGCTCCAGAACCTGTCATGATTGAGTCAGTAAGTGAAGATGAACTGATGGAGGCTATCAACGGTGATGATGTTACTTAAAGTCACTCCCCGCCTTGAGGAACGTATCAACGCTAGATGGCTCTACTGGTCTCCCTGGATGCTTATCCTAGCTCGTAAACGCTTGCCATTCGTTCCACTAGACATCTCTTTGCACTCAGCCCGAGCTCAACACCGCCAACGCTATCTCGACGCCATGCAGCAACACTTACCCGAAATCATCATCAAGCGCCGTAACCTCGACGATCCCCGCTTACATCAGGATGAATACCGTATCAAGCTCTCTGAAGCCATTCGCCGTAGTTCACTCCACCGCGGGAAACAAAAAGGAATTCGTCGCACGCATAAGGAAATCTTGAAAGGATTACAACATGCCGACGCAACCTGAACATCCAAACTGGGAAGCGCTCATGTGGGGCATCGTCATCGCAGGTTGTTACGACCGCCGCAAGCGTCAATGTGAAAAAGACGGTGACGCTGAAATGATTGAAGCATGGGAAAAAGCTGCTAAGGAGAAACAACTTGCCGACTCAATCTGAAAAGGTCGTTAACCGTCCTCTTACCGGCTCAGAAATGAAGTCATATCTTCTGTCTATCGCTCAGAGATTGGTAGACGCAGAAGGAATGCTGAGCGAACACTTGGCTTTCGGGGTTGTTAGTGGAGAACTTAAACTAACCTTGAAATTGAGCAACGCTTACTTTCCTGAGTCTGTAACCAAGATTGAATTTACAAGGGAAGATCCTGATGCTCCAGTGACTGGTGAGAATGAGGTTGCCGAACAGACCGCTACATGGACAATGGATAATCCCAACGCTGAGAGAGTTAGATTGGGCCTCAAAGTTCCCGTTGAGACTAAACAACTAGACGGTACCAGGCAGGTTGAACACATCCTCTACCCATCCGATATGGAAGACCTTCCATCTCAACAGGTGGAGATTACCGATACCACGGTTGAAGCCAAGAAGAGGTTAGGACTATGACTCACCCTAACCTCTGGCCGGACATCATCATCGGCGTACTGATAGGTGAAGGCTTGCTCATCTCTTTGCGCTCTCTACTCCACTACATCTCTAACCGTAACCGTAATAAGATCATCTCAGCCAGAGTAGAAGCCATGCGACCTGGGTCACTCGACAACTACCGTGCAGCAGTGAAGGAGCATGTACGTGCACCACTTGGATAGACGTAACTTTATTCAACAAATGATTGGAGGTATTGCAGGCACAGCGGCGGTCCGTACTTGGCCATTCCGCGTATACTCATTCCCAACTAACATCGTTCTAGCGTCGTCTCTACCTGCTGGATTCGTGACACTGGAACTCTTACAGGAAGCATTCGCTATCAAAGGTCCATTGCATGGAGGATTCCTAGGGCACACTAATGAGTTTGATGGCTCATTCCGTCATCGTGGAAATCAGAAACTCATGCCATGGCAGGAAGGTTATGTCTCCCGTCGTACTTGGGTAGATGAATTACCAGATGTGAAGCCGCCTGCTGATTGGAAGCCGATTGTGTATAGAGGCGATTGATGAAACTCCTCGATGAAGCCAAACAATTCTTCTGGCTCCGACGTATCGCTCTGGCTTTAGAGAAACAGAACGACCTTAACGAGCGTCAGATCAAGTTACGAGAAGAAGAATGGGCCTCCAAGCACGCACCATTACCTCGCCGTAAGAATGAATTCAGCCTCATGGATCAGGAAGAGATTAACAAGGACTTTGAGCGTAGACTACAAGCCGAACGTGACGGTATAGAACTCGATGATTAGTAAAGCCCTAGCCTGCCGCAAGCTTGGTATCTCCTCTAAATCCCTGCTCACCGTACCTCAAGTCACTCCCATGCTCACTGAAATCATGTCCGGCCTAGCTAAGAAACACTTGCCTACCGACCCGTACTACTACTTGGCCGCCTCCTCAGACCTAGAAGCTAGAGGCTTGATGGCTATCTACAAACAGTCATGGAAACAAGTACGTGACGTCCTGCCACTAGAAGCCTTCTGTGTAGCCGCCGGCGTAGACCCTAACCGCATTCTCGATTCTTTAGTTAAGTCCATCGAGCGCTTAAAAGCCCTCAAGTCCGCGGTTAAGCTCTCTGTATCTCAAGATGAAATCGTCGATACCAACATCGCCTCCGCCCTAGACATAGAGAACGGTTACAAGGACCGTAGACTACATATGCAAGTCTCTGGACTTATGCCTATGCCCAAGGGATCTAGAACCGTCGTCAATGTTCAGACTTCAGCTAACGCATCCTCAGCTCCAGTCCAACAGGCTATGGTTATGCCAGCACCGTCACCGGAACAAACAGTCAGGCGGTTAAGCGAGAGATTGCACGCTATTAGGCCAGCACTCCCCGAATCAAGTAAAGTAGAAGATGCCGTCTTGGTTGACGAAGACTGATGTACGCTCCCAGTAGAGTGGCTCAACGTATCGACCTCGCTCAACGCGAATTCGGCATCACGCTAGAACCACACAGTCTAGCCGACGTAGACTCCTTCGAGGACCATCTCAAACGCCATAACAAATATATCCTCGACGTGAACGGCCGTCCCACCGGCACTCAAGATCTCACTCAATTCGAGCATGACTGGATCTTGAACGAACAGCTTCTCGTCTCATCCGACGTCATGTACGCTCTCACCCGTTATGCTTACATCAAGGACGAACAGAACAACATTAGGCGCTTCGAGCCACGTATCCCGCAACGCCTTATCTACGACGTAATCTCTGACCTAGAGATGCGTGATGCGGCAATCGAACTGATGCTCCTCAAGGCAAGACAATTAGGAGTCAGTACTCTCATCGAACTCCTTATCGGCCTCAGGATCATCTTCGGCTATGGTGTCAACGCAGTTATCGGCTCCGCCGACCAGACCAAGACTGCTCTTATGGCCGGCATGATGTTCATGCTCTATGACCGTCTACCCGTCTGGCTCAGACCTCAATGGACACGCCGAGTCGAATCCGACCGCGGTATGCTCATCTTCGGCCACAGCTTCTCTGGCGTCAGTTTCCAGCACGGAGCTCAGATGTCAGGTATAGCTCGTGGCACGACACCCACGGTCTATCACCTCTCAGAGTGTGCCTCATTCACCGACCCAGTCACACAGATTGAAGCCGCACTATTCAAAGCGGTCCACGCTTCACCCAACGTCTTTGGCGTCCTAGAAGGCACTGGCGAAGGTGACAAAGGCTGGTGGCCCGATACCTGGCGCCACGCTAAAGAGAATTGGTCAAAGAACAGGGCTCGCCTGTGCCCACTCTTCCTGCCATGGCTCTGCGGCACCGATATCTATCCCACACCTACATGGCTACGGATGCGTCCTATCCCAGAGAACTGGTATCCCAACCACGATACACGCGAGCATGTTGCCAAGTCCGAACTCTACGTCCGGTCTCACCCTCTACTCGCCAAACACTTAGGCTCAACCTACCATATGCCTCGTTCCCAGCAATGGTTCTGGGAAGTAGAGCACGAACAGGCTAAAGCCAAGTCCATGGAGGATATCTTCTTCCAAGAGATGGCTGGCGACGATGAGGAAGCCTTGCAGAAGTCCATCACCAGCGCCTTCTCTCACCAGACTCTCACTGAGATTGAATCAAGACGTGAGAAGACGGTTGACCTCTTCTGCCTCGTTGGCCAATCCATTGAAGCCGACCACGAACCTCCCAGCGAATACATCGACTACGAGAAGGAACGTATCCCAGTGCGTTATACCAACATGCGAGAGGAAACCTTCCGGTGGGAGTTGGTCCCCCTCCTCGAGAAGCAAATCCAGCCTAATCCCAAGGATCCTGGTACCGCTCAAGGAGTCCTCTTCATCTGGGCTCATCCTCAACCTGGAGTGCGCTACAGCATAGGAGTTGATACCGCCGCTGGAAGAGGTGAAGACTCAACCGCCATCAGTATCTGGGCTATCGGCAAGAACGACGACGATCCCGACACGCAAGTAGCGGAGCTAGCTTCTTCCTACATCAACCACGCTGAAGCTTTCGCTTTCGTCTTGGGCCTCGCCGCCTACTACGGTACCTACATGAAGCAACAATTTACCGGCAAGTGGCGCGAGCCTTACGTCTCAATCGAACAACTCGCCTCCGTAGGCGACATGTGCCAGAAAGACATGTCCAGCATGGGCTACTCTCACTTCCACATGATGAGCCGTTACGACGGCAAGAATCCCCGCCGTGACAAGAACGTCGCACGCAAACGTGGCTGGTTTACCGGCACATGGTCACGCGAAGCCGTAACCACCTACTTCTCCACCTGCGCCAAGAACTTATGGCTACACGTCAACTCACCATGGCTGCTAGAAGAGATGCGAACCTTTGAAGCTAAAGTTACCGCCACAGGTCGTCAGAAGCTCGAACACGAAGATGGCAAGCACGATGACCGTATCTTCGCCGCCGCCATGGCTTGCTTCTGCCCACACGACCTAGAACCTATCGCCAACCGGAGCAAGAAGCGTTCCGTAAACCCAAGTGTCCTCCCTCCACTCAACCTGCAGCCCTATAAACCCTCAAATGTGTTCAATCCCAAGGATATGAAGCAAACAGACATTGCAACCGTTGAAGACCTCGCATACAGTATGGACGAGATGGAGCGTTACCGATGACACGCAAGCCCGGCACCGTAGCTCCAGTAATTTATTTCAGATATCCTAACGGCCATCTCACGCTTGCACCATTCTCCGATTGTCCTACTCCCGACGGCGCCATCAAGGAAGAAGCCGACACGCTTACCGCTATCGACCGTCTAGTTGATACCCTTCGTAAGCAGGAATATGAAACATCCCAACGTGAGATGCATTACGATCAATCATTGATGGCCAGCAAGGATAAGGAAATTAGGGATCGCATCTACCAGCGTATCTCATCTTCAGCAACCACGGAGTACGAGAAAGAATTCTTGCGGCTATACTTGAGCTTGCGTGATGAACGGAAGCGTACACTGTACCGTCAGAGATTCCTTGAAGCTCAATGGTATTTGGCGGCCCGTGAGAACAATCTAGGCGATAGGGACGCAGCAACTGAGACTGTAAACTTGGACAAGGTAAACTTCTAGTGGCTGAGAAACTTAGTTACAAAGCATGGCAATGTGCGCCAGCAGCAACCGACGAGGCTACTAGGCTTGGTTGGTTGGATGATGCCACGGGGGATGGGTTAGCCTGGCTTAAAAGTCAGCGCGGTTTCAAGGACTTCCGTAAAGCTCTTGACACTATCTCCGGCATCGATACTCAGCCCACCTACACCGCAAGCTACCGCAGCCGTATCAACACCAACCGCCTGAAGCGCAACATTCGAGAAGTAGTCAGCGTCATGAGCAAGCTCCGTCCCTTCTGGGGCTATCACAGCGATAACAAAGCCTTCGCTCCGCAAGCGCTGATGATGAATAAAGTTACCCGCGCATGGTATCTCGAGAGTTTCGCTGACCGCGCGGTAAAGGAGGCATTGCAATATGCGGCAGCGACTGGACGCGGTTGGATTCATCCCGTATACCGCAGAGATATGCATGGAACTGGAAGGGGTGACATTAAGTTACTCACATACGGCGCTCCCTCTGTCCTACCCACCCAATTACCCAGCTCAGGAAACTGGCAAGAAGCTTATGCGGTTACCATTCTGGATGAAATGCCTGTTGCTATGGCGCACGGCATGTTCCCCGCTTACCAGAACAGACTAGTACCATCAGCCAGCAAGTATTGGTACCAGAACGACGCCGTACACAAAGCCGCTCTAGGCAATGTGTTGCAACGTATCTTCGGTAAGACACCGAGAGCTGAGACTGCCGGACTTCCAGACCTTCTCGTCCCTATCCGTAAGACTTGGGTCCTCGACCTCAGTATCAACACTACCGACTCACCTATCCCCATGGGTGAACCTGGCTCAACGTGGTCCTACACCGTACCTCACGTCGGACAAGAAATCACCGTAGGCCAAGACGCTAACGGCCGCGCTCTTACCAGAAAAGCCGACGAGAACGACGCCCGACTCTATCCTTACCGCCGCCTACTGATCAGCAGCGACCGCTGTATCATGTACGACGGTCCAGGCTTTGACTGGCACGGCATGTTCCCCGGCGTCTCTTTCGCTCCCGACTCTTGGCCATGGGAGCCACTGGGCTTCAGTATGGTCCACGACGGTCACGAGCTAAACGAAAGCCAAAAAGAGATCCTCCGCGGCAACATGGACAAGATCCGCTCGCAACTCGATCCACCGCTCAAGTTCGATACCAACGCTACCTCCATGAAAGAGATGCGACGGTTCGATCCCATGCAGCCCCGCGCACGCATCGGCCTAGACGGCAACGCGGTAGACGGTATCGGTGTAGACTTAGCCGTCCCAATGGACGTTCTCAAAGTCTATCCAGAATCCATGCAGATGTACGAAACATTAGGCGCCGCCATGGACGCTCAAATGGCTATCAACGATATTCAAGCTCTAGCTAAGGCCAGAACAGTCGGCTCCATGGACGAACTAGAAAAGATCATGGAGACTCAAGGCCCGATCGTAGAGGATATGAGCCGCAGTATGGAACCACCGATGCGGGACCTAGGAGTGATGGTGAAGTATCTTGTCCTGCAGTACTACACTACACCTAGAGTCATGCAGATCGTAGGCATGGATGGCGTACATCCCGAGGTGTTCGATTTCGACCCAGCCTCACTCGTGCCATCACACTTGCCTGGTGAGAATCCACAAATGGCCAGCGCATCGGATAAGATCACAAGAGCTAGAGTCTTTGCCGACAACCTGCGCTTCTTTATTCTGCCTAACTCTCTCCACGAGATGACTCAGATGGCTATGAAACTTGGCCTTGTACAGCTCCGTAAAGCTGGCGTGAAGATCGATTCTCAAACCATCGCTGAGAGTTGGGAATTGCCTAACTATGGCCAGCTCGACGGCAATACGATCATCGAACGTTATCAGTCAGAACAAGAAATGGACCTCGAGTTTGCAGCACGTATGCAGCAAATCGCTGGAGCTGAAGGTCTCGTTCCTCCAGGTACGCCGCCTGGGGCTGCCGCACCTCCAGCTAAGCCTAATCCCGAAGGTCGTCCACCTTCAGGTCAAGCAGCCCCTCGTTTAGTGAGCAAGGATAATGGAGCGCGTTCAACAATTACGGAGAGCCGATGAAGGACGATAAGCAAGTCGACGACTTCTATCCCGTCATTCTACCCACCGTCCCTCCCACAGTGTTAACCAGAGAGGAAGTAGACCGTTACTTCCAGTCCCGTAACACCACCATTACCGCCATGCATCTTCCCGCTACACGCCCTTACCCAGAGGATGGCAAGTGAAGAGTGTAACCATCTCTACGACTACAACGGCAACACCGTTGCGCGATACCTATCATCTCGTGAGAGAACGTGTCTACCAAGGTTCACTCGACTTCGTGCAAATCCTTATCGGCTTGCGTACAGAGAAGGCCACAGGAACACTCGAAGTAGCTCTGTCTCAAGGTGGAATCTGTCGTGTAAGATTCAGAGAAGAACAGGATATCCGCTACTCTTCTGTACATCCTTGAAAATAAGTGTTGACATTACCTCTCTAAGTTACTGTACACTCCCATTCCAGTAGGATTCGTTATCCCCTGATCTTCCTCCGAGGGATCTTCAGGCTCGATACGGCCCACTGTTTACGCAAACTCCGACCTTGGTTGCCTCCGAGATCACATGTTGCGTAGATGGTGGGCCTTTTTGTTTCTAGGCCCCGAGACTACAGCACGAAGGAGCCACGATGAAGCATCACGGTAAAAAGGAAAAGGGTAAGCACGAGAAAGATGGCAAGAAGGACGGCAAGAAGCCGTTCGGCAAAAAGTAATAAGGCAGCATAGGGAGACATTAGAATGCGCGGACACAGTAAATCAGGCGGCTTCGCAGGTAACTTGAGCAAGATTGGTGGCTCCGGCTCCAAGCTCAAGATGAAGTCGGACATGAAGGCCGACACGATGACCATGCCCGGTCTGAAGAAGGGCAAGAAACAGGCGCACAAGAAAGCGTAATGGCGGCTAGCCCAGTTGCGATGACTCCTCCGCCTCAAGCTGGCGGTGATCCAGGGAATCCACCTTCTCCGGCTCAAGTCAATCCAACTTCGCCAACTGCTGCCAGTCCTGCGCCACCTGTCCCCAGTCCAGCGATGCAGAACGGAACTCAGTTAGCAATTCGGGTAGTAAGTGACTTGAGAGCAATAGCTAAAGCGTTTCCAGCCACCGCAGGCAAGGTAAGTGAGATTAACAACCTGATGCGCGAGGTTGTAGCGGGAATGATGCAATCAGCACCAACGGGCGAGCCAGCAGCACCGCCCAGTAACGGATAGTGGAGGCAAACATGACTTACGCAGAGTATTTGAAGGCTAACGGGGCCACGGAAGACGAAATCAAAGTTCTGGATACAACTGTTGCCCGTCGCGCATTCGATAAGTCTCAGACTGAAGCTGAAGAAGCTCGTGCCGCCGCTGTCAAGCTTGAAGAGACGATGAAGAACTACGAAACTAGGGTCAACCAGTGGTATCAGGAGAATGACTCGAAGCTCAAGCAGGTTCAGAACCAAGCTGTAGCCTCCGCTGCTGAAGCTGCTAGAGCCAAGGCTGCGCTGATGGAAGCTCAAAAGTTGGGCCTTCACGATATCGCCAAGGACTTAGGCTACGAAGTCGAACCACCCAAGCCAGCCGCTGCTGCCGCTCCAGACGATCGTTACCTCACCATGGAAAAGTTCCAGCAAGCAGGTGATACCTTCGCCGCCAACCTTACCGCCATGCTCGACGCGGCCAACGAACATGCCAGGCTCTTCCCCAACGTTCCCTTCAACGCTGAAGCATTGCGCCGCGAAGCTCAAACTCAAGGTAAGACTCTGCTGCCTTACTGGGAAGAGAAGTACAAGGTTCGTGAGGCTCGCGAGCAAGCCCTAGCTAAGCAGCGCGACGCTGAAATCGCCAAGTGGAAAGCCGAAGGCGCCAAGGAAAAGGAAACTGAACTTATCTCTCGGCTCGGCAATCCCGATATGCGGCCTCTGGTTCCCTCTAAGTCTCCCTTTACCGTACGTCCCGACGACAAGCTGCGTAACGATAATCAGCCATGGAACAAGAGTGAGACGCAGTTACAGAACGACCGTGTAACACGAGCGGCACAGAAATTAGCAGAACGTCAGTCGAATGGAACTTTGAATTAGCTGTCAGTGAGTACACAGGAGAGTAAAGATGGCCGACCCAACATTTGATCAAATCTCAGCCACTACACTGGCAGATCTTAAGGACGACGTTTTGGTTGATAATTTTTTCGTCGAGACGCCATGGATGCGTAAGATGCGAGCTCTTGGCGCTCTAGAAGACTTCGCTGGCGGCACCTTCATGCAGGATCCCTTCATGTACGACCGTGTAAACGGTGGCGCCATCGCTCCTGGCTCCGACGTAACGGTCATGCAGAAGCAGATCATCGCCGCTACCGCCTTCGTGCCCAAGGAATACGTGGAACAAGTGCCACTGAACCTCTGGCAGACGAACGTTATCCAAGGTAGCGGCCCCGCGGTCAAGGTCAAGCTCATCGACGCTTACATGCAGAACGCGGTGCAAGCGCTCAACACCGACATAGCTATCGACTTCTACCGTCACGGGCAGAACATCTCTGGCTCTAACCGTCAGATCTTCATCAACGGGTTGTCTGAAGCGCTTAACGACGGTGTCAACCCAAGCTGGGATGGCAACGTATTTACCACTTACGGCGGCCAGTCACGCAACGGTGCTATCGGTAACGTGCTCAACTCAGTTCCGACATGGGTAGGCGACGGCAACGGCGGCACTGGCCAGATCAGCTACAAGGTAGTCTTCGAGGCCTATCAGAACTGCGTACAGCCTCCCGACATCGGTCTGTGCAACAAGGCTCTCTTTAGCTATTTGGCCGAGCGTCAGGAACCGAAACAGCGATTCGAGATGGTTCAAGACCTCTCAGTCGGCGTCAGCGGCTTGAAAGTCCTCGACGGCACAATCTTCGTCGATAAGCTGGCACCTTCAACCAAGTACGGCACGATCCTGCCATCCAACTTGAGCCAAACGACCAGCATCAAGCCATCGGCCTTCACCACACCAACGCTCAGCACGACTCAGGCGGCCATCTCTAACTATCCTTCGGCCACCAGCGTAACTCCCGGCGAACCATTCTTCTGGCTCCGTGTAAAGGGATGGAAACTGCGGCCATCGTCTGACCCAGAGTATAATTTCAACTTTACGCCGCCTATCCGCAGCCAGAACAACCCTGACCTCGTGGTGATGTTCTTGAAGGCAGGCCTGAACTTGTACACCGTCCAGCCCCGCGATAACTGGCAGCTAGTCGGAGCCGGATTCTAAGTGAGATTGGGATAAAGGAGAAACAACATGGCTGGTGGAATGCTCACGAAACAAGCTGACCAACTCACAGCAAAGTTCCTTAACGACGTCAATGACGCAACGTCCGGTGGAGCAGTAGTCTCAGCTCCGTCAGGCGTACCGTCAGCGGCTATCAGCGCAACGCAGCCCGGCGATCGTATCGTAGTTGACGACGCTGGCGCTCTAGCGCTATCTGACACCACTGTCGGCACGCTCTACGGCGGCGTCTACATGTATGTCGGGACTCTCGCTACGGCTACGGCAGCTCCGGCTCGCGGTACTTGCGCTTTCTGGCGCATCAGCGACCTG